CATTTGAGGTTAACATTCCAACTGGAAATTCAAATAAAGGATTCCTTTCTGCCTTGCTTGGTTTCCCTTGGTATATTAGGTTCTAAAAATTATGATCGCACTAACTTCACCCATCACTATCACTCCAAAGCCTGTTCACGGAAAGTCTATCCAGCCAACTACGCTTACCAGCATTGACTATAGCGTGAATTACGATAACTCACAGCAACAGGCCATTGCTCGTATCAAGGGGGTGAATGTGAATGTTGTCCTTTGGAACCAGCACACCACCCCTGCATATTCTTCTATCGGTCAGTTCTCGGATGACGACACGGATGCTCGCCTTTCCACCCTTCTTAATGTGAGTAAGGGAAACGCCGCTATTGAAGCCGCCATCCTAGCCCTCTATCCAACTCCCGCTAAAGCGGCATAACCATGATGCACCATCTTGATACTGCCGCTACTGGAGCCATAGGGTTTACCGCCCCTATGGCGGCGGCGGCTATCAGCCTAGACCCCATGCTCGACCTAGAGCTTCGTGTAGCAAGCATGATTATCGGTATCTTGGTGGGACTAGCCTCTTTTGCGAAACTTGCGTATGACCTATACGCAGATCACAAGAACAGGAACAAATGAATTTGCAGGAGAAGCAGTTTTGGGCTGGCGTATTTACGCTCCTTTTTATTGCCATCGTTCTTGGTTTTCTCTGCGGATGCTCTCATCCTGCTTCACCGATCTCGGTGGCTTCTTCGGTTGATCGTCTCTCTGCTATTCAAGGCAATCTCTCTGCTGTGGATGGGAAAGCCGTAGTGGTTGAGGAGTATTTGAAGAGCCACTAAAAATTGGTGCTTGCAAGTTGCAAGGTGGTTGCATAGGTTTTTGCCTATGAAAACCAAAACAACCGACACGCCGAGGACGGATTCTATCATCTCCGCAATAGACATGGATGCCGCATTCCAAGACCTTTGCCGTCAACTCGAACGGGAATTGACCGAAAAAACCAACGAGATCGCTGAGGTCTCTACGCCATCAGATAAGTCCATGCTAACCGCACAATCTGATTCAGTAGAGCTTTATCATGCTCTGTGTGATCGGTCTGATGATTTCAGTAAGGCATTGGACGCTTGCCGAGATTACAGAAAGCAACTTGACGAGAAAACCAACGAGGTCGCAAGGCTCAGGGAGCTCATGCGCGATTACATTGATTTCATTGATGAAAACATGGGTGCAACCGCCGATTGGCCTATGGAAGCGGCATTTGATGACGAAACTACAGCGCAACGCCATTGCGATCTGCTGAACGCCATGAAGCGAGAAGTGAAACCAGAGGACATCAACTGATATGTACGGAATCCAAGACAAGATTAACCAAATCCTGCGAGGAGCGAAAACTATTAAGAAAAATTCTATGAACACAGAGACTACCAACTGCCCCAACTGCGGTGCTAAACCAATGATTCACAGCTATGTTTGTGGAACTACTTTTCCCAATATAGCAGGAAATTGCAGTATTTCCGAAATCTGTAAATTAACCAACGAGGCCACAAGGCTCAGGGAGCGGTTAGCAAAAGCCGAAGAACTAATCCGTGGCCTGCACGATGGGTGGAAGAAGGCACGGAAAGCTCACCTTGAAACCTGCAAAAATGCCCAAGCGGAAATCAACAAGCTCCACACAGAAAACATCTGCCTTCAAGAACTCATCCAAGAGTTTTACGAGTGGACTAGGCGAGACTACCCAACCGAAGCAGAAGTCCGAGAGATCATGAATCGCTACTACGACCTACTAAACCACAACCCGAACAATAAACCATCCTAGTTTACTGAAACACCACAAGTTTACTCACCAGTAAAAAGCTACACAACCAATAAAAACACTCACACCGAATTCAATAACAAAATGAACACACAGACACCCGACAACGAGGTCGCAAGGCTTAAGGAGCAAAATCAAAACATTCGTGATGCTTATCTTAAATCAGTTGAGCGTGATGATTTTATCACGCAAGAAAACGCAAGGCTCCGTGAGCTACTGAACCGAGCGATTGACTACACAAAGAATGCCTTATTCTTTGCGCGAACATACGACAACAAGATTCAATGGAACGAAATTGATAAATTGTGGGAAAAGATTCGCGATCTTGAAAAAGAAACACTCACCCCAACGACAGAGGAACCTGTGACTCAAGAGGAGTCAAGCGATGCGGTACGATACGCCGACTACATCCTCAACCACTACGACCGAAATTCTGAAAAAGACAAATTGTGCCTAGCAAAAAACTTGCTTCGGCACGGCTGGAATAATGGTCAACCAACCGCCCTTGCGCCAGAGGAACAAACACTCTGTTTGCGTGAACCTACTGCGGAAGAGTCAAAGGTATTAGACAAGGTTCTTGAGGAATTGAGAGAAGAAGATAGGCACTACGCTCCCGAATGGCGAGAGCTTCTGAACCGAGCGATTGATATTGCAAGGGAATATCAAAAACACGCTCGTAAAAATATCAACGAGGATTGCGACTGGTCTATGCAGGGAACTCACCAAAAATTTAATGAATTGTGTGATGAACTAGCCCGACTCGCCACCGAGCCAGAGGAACCAAAAAACAGGTGTTGGTGCAACAACCCATCAATTATCTCAGCGACACACAACGGCAAAACTTACGAACAATGCTCAAAGTGTGGGGAAGAAGTTCAAAATCACGATGGACGAGTGGTACGGAGGCTTCTCAAAGATCGAAAGCACCGAACCCGTGGATGAAGTATCCAAACTCAAAGAGATGGTCATGGATGCCGCAAGGCGTGGCGACGAGATGGCCGCTCATTGGAAAGAGCGAGCCGAGAAAGCCGAGGCAATCATCAAACAACTCCACCACCTAGCAGAACAACTACCCTAAGCTAGTAAAGCCTAATTACCACTCACAGCTAGTATGAACCAAGACACTTTTAATAAAGCACTAGACGCTTGCGTTGAGTACAGAAAGCAACTCGTCAAGAAAACCAACGAGGTCGCAAGGCTCAGAGAAGCACTTGAACTAATAGCCACCCCTAAACGCCCAGATGGTACTTACAACCGATGCAGGGAGGCTTGTGAGTTACTTGCCAAAAAAGCACTCGCCGACGCATCAGAGGAGCATTGTTACATTTGCAAAGGCGAAAAAAATACTCGTCTCTTCTGTTCCCGCTGTATTCCAGAAGAAACACACGAAGGAGTCACGATGGAAGAATGGCATGGAGGCTTCTCAAAGATTGAAAGTACGCAATCCGTTCCCGAAAAAACTCCAGTTTGTCCAAATTGTAAATCAGACAAACAAGTTTGGAGAGATAAAGATTGGCGTAACGAATACATTTGCCATCGCTACGGCTGTGGAAAACTGATTATACAATCCCCCAAAAAACCCGCTCTCAAGGGAACAACTATCAAGGAATCCTCGGCAACTGAACCCGAATGGCGAGAGCTTGGCGATGTTGAGGTGCCGCAAATTGGAGACGAATGGTATAGTAACAGAGACAAATGCTGGGTTACTTGCATGGACTCCAGTGGAGAAAAGGCAGGTGACTTCAAGATTATTCGCTTCCGCACCCGCCGCCCCGCGCCAGAGGAACCCAAAACCTCTGCACATACCGACAAGTGCATAGGAAATGTAACGGAACCCGCTAACCCGACTTGCGATAACACCACGCATAAGTTCAGCCATTGCGATTGCACGCAACCTTCAGAAAAGGACACATCCACCGAAACCTGTCCTTCTCAAAAGGACACCGAATGGCGAGAGCTTGGCCCTGACGAGGTAATACAAGAGGGGGATCAGGTTCAGCCAAAGCACCACGATCGAAAAGGAGCGTGGATCTGGATCTGGAGCCATGAGATAGGGGCAACTCCAAGGGATCAAGAGGCTATGCGATACCGCACCCTCCGCCCGTTGCCAACTACTAATTGCAAACAAATTGGTAGTAAATTGGTAGATGAGCCAAGGCAAAAGGGAACCGTAACGGAAAAAGACACCAAAGTTTCCGTCAATGAACCCGCTCCCGAATGGCGAGAGCTTGGCGAAGACGAGGTGATCCAAGAGGGGGATGAGTTCCAAGAGAAACAATACGACCCCATAAAAAACAAATGGTACACGATTTACGAATGCTCAATGGTTGGGAAAAAAGTATTGGATAGCGATTGGGGGAGATTCCGCACCCGCCGCCCGTTGCCAAAGCCTACTCTCTCCCGTGACTCATACGATGAAGATTGGAATCTAAAGCCAAAGCAGGAGGAGATGCCGCTGGAGGATGAGATTGAAACCCTATGGGAACACTCCGAACACATTGACTCCCTGACAGGACACATGGCGTTCAAAGCACTTGCCAAAAGCATCCGCTACCTCCGCGACGAGATCCAGAAGCTAAAAACACAAACTCACTACCATCACGAATCGTATTGCCGAAAGTGCAAAGAACCAAAATGAATCCAAAATACAGGATCATCAAAACCAGATCCGACCAGTATTTTATCCAGTATAAGTTTCTTTGGTTTTGGTTAACCCATCATCCAATAAAAAGCCCTACTTATATGGATACATTAACTCACGCAGAAAAAGAGATAAAAAGGATTAAGAGATACGAATCCTCAAAGCAGGAAGTGGTCTGGGAGGGATAGATTTAATCGGTGGCAGGAGCAGGATAGGCAGATATACCCCGATGCTCATGTGAAAAGTGTTGTCCGAGTCCTTTCGTCCAGCACCTACCGATTTATACCCAATATGGTATAAATACCTAAAAAACTACCATATTATACCCGATATGGTACTAATGGTTCCATTTCAAAACTACTTGAGTTAGGTGGTTATAGGTGGTATAAGGTGGCTTGATGAAACGCACCCTCCTAGCCCTCATGCTTCTCACCACCCCATCTATGGTGGCTACCACCATTACCAAGGCAGACATCATTGCCACAGTTCAGCATCAGAGGAAGCTCGTACACCAAGCACAGGCTGACGCTGACCTTGCCAAGAAGGAGCTTATCGTAGTGCAGGACGCTATCAATGCCCAGACTGCCAAGTTGCACGATACGGAGAATCGTCTTGCTATAGTCACTAAAGAGCGTGATTCAGCCCTGCATCATCTCCACCTCCTCCTTTCCATCTGTTCCTCACTAGCTGGTGCTATCGGGTTTCTGGTAGCTATCCGCTTCGCTTCATTCCTCCCACCAAATTTGATTGCCTATGAGTTCATCTTCGCTAGTGGTATCGGAATCGTCGTTGGAGGACTCGCATGGGCAATTCTCGGTCATCTGTAATCAAGGGGAAGTTGACCCAGCCCGCTGTGGAGTCCAAAAAAGCTATTTATGGGCTTTTCGCTTGTGTGTGTGTCCTGTTTGTTTTTGCTATTTCTGCGTTCCTCATACTGACCCATGCGGAGGTGGCGAAGGACATAACAGAACTGGCAAACCTATGTGTGATGGCGTTTGCGGCTCTTGCGACCACATTGATAACGGGTCAAGCAGTAGTTGACTTTAAGGGTATGAGCGTCCTGCAACACATTAGCGACGACGAGAAGATAGACTCCAACGAGCAAGCTCCAGAGGAGCAGATAAACAATTTTAGAATACCAAAATCTAGGTACTACGATGACGGCAAGATTTAAGAATGTCATCATACCTTGGCTTTTTGATCACGAGGGTCGTGAATATGAGAATGATCCAGACGATAATGGAGGAGCTACCAAGTACGGAATAGACCAGCGTTCACATCCACAAGTTGACATCAAGAATCTCACGGAGGAAGAGGCTACAAAGATCTACTGGAATGAGTGGGTCAATGACGGATGCGAGCATCTTCCATCTCCGATAGATTGGTTATTCTTTGATGCTTGCGTGAATTGTGGAATTGGTCGTGCATCTGCTTTTCTTAAAGACTCAAATAGAGATCCAAAAAAATTTCAAGATGAGCGTATAGGCTTCTACAATCGGCTTGCACAATCCAAACCTAGACTTGGTAAATTCTTAAAAGGATGGATTGCTAGAGTTGAAGATCTATCAAAACAAGTAGGTCTCGTTTAACCCTGCTCCGCAGCGGAAATCATGGGGATACATAAGGGGATTTAAAAAACAATGTCAAGATCAAAATGAAACATGGAGATGAAAGATGGGATGGATGGAGATTCATGGGTTATGCAAAAGGACCCAAGGGATCTGGAACTATAGTTGAGAGATGGCTATCTCCAGAGGCGTTTTTAAGATGGACTGAAAAAAACAAAAAAATAAGCAAAGAATGGAAAAAGAAAAATCCAAAAAGAAATGCAGAGCTAAATAGGCTTTCAAGAAAAAGAAATCCACACAAAAGATCTGAGGTATGCGCCAGAAGAAGAGCCGAGGCACTTTATGGAAATCAAGAAATATCAGAAGAAGATAAAAAGTTGATTTCTTGTTTTTACAAGTGCTCAAAGCGTGTTTCTGATTGTTTGGGTATAAAACATCATGTGGATCACATAGTCCCTCTAGCAAGGGGAGGTCTTCACATTCCATCAAATCTTCAAGTTTTGCCAGCAATCGTAAACTTGAGAAAAGGATCAAAATAAAAAAGCAAGCCTAAAATGACGTATTGAAAATTTATTTATTTTTTCTTGTGCATGAATGATTCCTGCATATTCTCACCTTCATGCCAACGACATCAGCACCATTAAGCCCAGAGGATAAGATTGAACTTCTCCTTGAAACCCTGGAGTCCCTTCGTGCGACTCTGGATGAAGCAATTTCCTATATCGACGACTCAATGATTGAGGCCGACGATAGAGGATAAACAAACCCAAATGAAAACAACCGAAAACGCAAAAACAAAGAAAGCACCTTGCAAGAAGGCTTGCGAGAAGGCTTGCGAGAAACCACAGGATTTTACAATCCAGTTTGATCCTGAAATCGTGAATCGTATCATCCACATTGAGGATAGGGTTCTAGCTCAAACCATCCTAATCGTAGCAACACTCTTGTTCGCTATCGGAGATCTCGTTGCAATCATCGTAAAGAAATGAGCGAAGAACTATTATCCACCAAAGAAGTAAAGGCTTATTCAGCGGCACTTGTGGCTGCCATTGGGGAACTATCCAATGTTCCAAAGACGGCATCTAATCCTTACTTCAAGAGCAAGTATGCTCCTTTGGATGCCATCGTGGACGCAACTCGTCCAGTCCTAGCAAAGTACGGACTAGCAGTCATGCAACAGCCATTGTTTATGGAGGGATCTGCTGGGGTGGAAACAACAATTCTTCATAAGGATGGGCATAGCACTACCACAACTCTTCTACTCCCCCTGAAGGATCAGTCCCCACAAGGAGTGGGATCTGCCATCACATACGCCCGTAGGTATGCACTAGCCGCTGTGCTTGGTCTTGCCACCGAGGAGGATGACGATGGTAACGTGGGGACTGGTCTTTCAAAGAAGGAAGAGCCTCGTCCAGCTATTGCAAAGGTTATGGATAAGAAGCAGGAAGCTCCTCGTCCAGCACCGGCAGCTACTTCCACCTGGCGAAATGTGGAGATCACAGACGTAAAGATTGCGGCTCAATCCAAGGAAGGATCTGCTAAGAAGTGGGTTCTTTACTCTGTTGAGTTTGATGGCAAGGCAGAAGCTCTCACGTTTGACGAGAAGCTATTCAATAAGGCGAAGGAGATTTCTCTGGAGCGAGTTGACGCAGGGGTTGCTCCAAACAAAAAAGACCCATCCAAGTTTGAGCTTGTTAGCTTGTCTGTAACTACAGGCGCACAACCAAACATCACTAGAGATGAAAAAGCCTAAATCAATGAAAAAGGGGGTGGCGAAAGCTGCCCCCAACATTGGGAAAAAATATGAACGCTTTATTGCAGTATCTTGTAGCCACGGGAAATACGCTGACAAAACTGCGATTGAAGCAGTCCTCACTATGCGTGATAAGTGGAAACCCAGCATTGTTGTTCACTTGGGAGATTGGTGCGACACAACTGCCTTTCGATCTGGTGCGCATGGAACTTCAGACGAGTCAGAGCCAGTTGCCCCTGACATTGACGGAGGAATTATGTTCCTTAAAGAATATAGGCCAACTCATGTCTTGGACGGAAACCATGAAGACCGAATACCCAGGATGCTCAGTTCAAATAATGCCTTGGTTGCATACGCCGCACAACAAGCAACAAACTTCATTGACGAGTCTTTCGTCAAGATTGGTTGCCGAAGGATTCCGTACGATGGAGTGTATCAGAGGCTTGTTATTGGCAATGTAACATTCACACATGGGACTATCTATAATGAAAATGCTGCAAGAGATATGGCAGAGATGTATGGGGGTAACGTCATTTTTGGACACACACATCGAAGCCAACAAGCGGAAGGTAGAACTTTTCGAGAAAGCACAGGATATTGCGCTGGCACGCTTACTCGCAGAGGTCAAATGGACTATGCGAAGTACCGCCGAGCGACTCTCGGATGGAGACAAGGAATCGTGTACGGAGAGATCGGGCCAAAAGATTCAGCAGTGTGGCTCCTCACAAGAAGCGAGTTCAACCAAGACTGGAGGTTGCCGTTATGATTAGCCCATTCCTATATCAAATAGAAATAGCTTCAAGTGTATTAAATATACTTCTTTCTGAAAAGATAAACGAAAAACTACCAACTTTTTCACATGGAGATGTGCATGATATTTGCAAGGCCGCATGGAATATTGCAAGAACCATGAATCATTATAGAGAGGAAAACCTAAAAGACTTTTACCACGATTCTTATGAATGCGAATAAATGGGCAGATATTATTGCCAAAAATAAATGGGCAGACATCGTTGCCAGAAACAAAGTTGTTATTGAGGAAGAGGTTCCTGAAGGGTTTTACCCAAGAGATGAATGGGAAAAAATTTGGAAAGTTGAAACAGCAGAAACATTAAAAAGACTTAGAAAGCTAGTTGATACTGGAGTCGCTGAAACTAAAAAATTCAGAGTCCTAAGATCAAGTGGACAACTTTACCCAACACCACACTATAAGCTAATTAAATGAAAAAATTGCAGAACGAATATTACATAGAAAATAACTTTGCCACCTTATCTGGCCCTTATAACCTCTCATGCGAGAAGGAGAAGGCCATGTTGTCAAACGTGATTAAGGATATGATGGCTGGTGACATTACTCACCGCATCACCTCTGACATCCATGGAAGCTGGGTTGAGCGCACAGGCATGATCCTTACCAAAGCCAAGTCAAAATGAGCATTGCAAACAACGAGATTTTCATTGTTGCATTCATCTTTGGGATGATTGCTTTAATGGCAAACCTACCTAAATCGTGAAATTCAAAGGTGTTGCTAAGGTGGATATAAATGGGAGAAAATGGGAAATAGGCTATGGACACCCAGGACTCACAGATGGAACCATCAACGATGGGATATGCGATTACGACAAGCGGCGCATCACAATCTATAATAGATGCACTCGCAGTCTCTTGTCTGTGCTGGCGCATGAAATTCTTCATGCAAGACTACATGACATATCAGAAGAAGCAGTTGATGAGTGTGGCGAGCTTATTAGCAAAGTGTATGATATATTTACCAAACAATCTACCCGACATGGACGAGGAGGTTCCGTGGTATGAGCAAGACGATGAATAGCGTAGATTACTTCAACGAGTGGTACGACCGAGTTGGAGTACGCACTTTTAGCAGGGCAGTGGATCAGCATCGTGACTATATGAGCATGGCATTTTTAGCAGGGTGGTATGCCCATGATAGGAATGATAATTCCAAGGCCGAGCTTGTGGAGTCTCTTCGTAGATTAAAAGACGAGATGAATTGCCGACTCACATGAGTTTACTGAAGCTAAATCGTACCGACCAAGTTCCACCAGGGAACTACCGATTCACTGTGCCAGAGACAGGGTATCATATTGGAGGTATGTTTACTATTTCAGATCTCTATGACAAAGTTGAACGCCATTACAATGACAATAACATCCCTCTTCCCGATAACTGGAGAGACAAGGTTGTGGATCAGCTTTGCCAACAGCTTCCTGCTGGATGGTGCTTCTATGACGATGGAAAACAACACGAAGGTAACGACTCAATACTCTCGTTTGATAATATCCTAAAGGGAGTAAAGAGTTTGGCGGCTATTGCTAGTAACGTGGTAGCTGGTCAAGACCCATTTGTGGATCAGAACGAAGCAGAAGAGAGGGCTAAGATATGCGCTAGGTGCTTCTACAATCAGAAGAGCAATTTCTGCATGGGATGCGGTGGTGCTAGGGTGATATTAGATATGGTTGGAGAAGTGAAAGGTAGTCGTAAAACCTCTATTGACTACGCTTTACAGAACTGTGGGATATGCGGTTGTCGTAATGATGCAATCGTTCATGTCAAGAAAAATCTCTTGCTAACAGGAGAAAAACAAGAGACAACTAACAAGCGTCCTGATTGGTGCTGGATGAAAAACGATAACCTATCTGACGCAACCTCTAAACTTCATCTATGAATACAAATCAACCCTACGGACTACTTGACCTAGACATGGACGAAAGTCCAGAAGTTCCTAAAACTAGGGTTAAGAGTGCCGCAGATTGTAGGGCTATGCTCTATATGTTGATTGATGACGATCAGCTTGCTTCTTATCGCAGGGCGCAAGTTCAAGGTCAGATTGATGGCAATGCTCCTTTTAACGACACCCAACTCAAAGAGATGGGGCAGGGAGATCGAATAAATGTGAACTGGGGTCATGCAGAAGCCAAGGTTGAGGCAGCAGTTATCCCTTATTTTGACATCCTCACATCTGTTGGTAACTACGCCACTATCCGCACAAAGTATGGAAAGGATATGGGTAAGCGTGAGGAATGGAGCCGAATCATCTCTGATGAGTTCCATACCCTCCTAGACAAGACTAACCCCAAGTTCATCCAAGAGCATCAGGTTTGCCACAAGCAGTTGGTTATTCATGGACAGGCTTGTATGTTCTGGCCTGACGCTATGGATTTCCGAGCCAAAGCCGTTGAGCCTTGGCAGTTGATTGTACCAAAGGGTGCTTCTGTGGATTGGCAGAACTGGGAGTTTTGCTACGTTCTGGACGAGATGTATACTGAAGAGCTTTATCGCTATATTGCTGATGAAGATGCAGCAGAGCGTGGTGGATGGGATGTGGAGGAGTGTAAGGAAGCCATCATGCAAGCCAAGATTGATGAGCAGGATCAACGCCGTCCCTGGGAGTGGTATCAGAAGGAGTTTAAGAACAACGCCCTCTACTACTCATATGCAAAGAGCAAGATCATCAAGGTAGCTCATATGTATGTTAAGGAGTATGATGGTCGAGTCAGTCACTATGTATTTGATCGTCTGAACTCCACTGAGTTCCTTTGCTCCCGTCCTTCCTGCTATAAGAGCTTTAGTAATGCCTTCACAGTCTTTATGAATGGCGTAGGAAACGGATATTATCATGGCGTGAGAGGATTGGGTCAGAAGGTGTATAAGTACGCACAGGCTATGGATCGTATCAACAACGCTCTCCTTGAGGGTGTGATTGTTGATAGTGCCGTGATGATCCAGCCCCAAACTGCCAAGGATGCCGAGAGCCTCAAGACCGTTCAAATTGGGCCTTACAGAATTCTGCCCCCTGGCATGAGCTTCGTTCAGGTTGGTACTACCTCAAAGCTATCTGGAGCGATGCAAGTTGCTTCCATGTTCCAAGGTCAAGAAAGTGATGACATTGGTAGTTTCATGCCTTCCGTTGCCGGTGGACGCAAGAAAGGTAATAAGGAAGTTGAGGCAGAGATTGGCGAGAAGAGCCGACTTACCAACACTAGGGCTGAGATCTATCTGCAAGCTCTGGATGTGCATTATCGTGAGATTTACAAGAGGGCTACCAACTTCAACATCCTTATGGAAGATCATGGTGGCACTCAGATCCTTGAGTTCCAGAACGCTTGTATCAATCGTGGAGTGCCAAAGGCGGCTATGCTTGATATTGAAAGCGTTAAGGCAACTCGTTCTATCGGACAAGGAAGCTCGGCGGCTCGTATGACTGCCATGAAGATGATTCAGGAGTATCTGCCACAACTCCCTGAGAGCAATCGCAAGCGAGTCATCAATGCCAACATTGCCGCTATTGCCGGTCAGAATGGCGTGGATACGTTTGGTATTCCCGAAGAGGACAAACCAGATGGTCAGAACCTATCGGTGGCAAGCCTTGAGAATAACGCATTTGTTACTGGTGGTCAGGTATTGATTGATCCAGATCAGAATCACTTTGTTCATCTCACTGTGCATCTTCAGTTTGCAGGAGGGATTGTGCAAGCAGTCCAGCAGAAGCAACAAGATCCTCGTCAGGCAGCTCAGACCATGCAAGCGGCTATTCCTCATATCCTCACCCATCTCAAGTACCTTGAGGAAGATCCTACTCGTAAGGAGCAGTATGAGAATCTGAACGAGCAGACTTCCGAGTTGATGAAGATTGCAGACCAGTTGAACAAGCTAGCAGAGCAAATCAACGAGCAGGAGCAAGCTCAAGCCCAACAGCAACAGGGATCTCAAGACCCGAAGGCGGCAGTGGCACAGAATAAGATCATGCTTGATAGGGCTAAGTTCCAGAATGACGCTCAAATTAAGCAGGCAAAAGCTCAACATCAAATGATGCTCCAGGACAGGAAAACAGCCCAACGCTTGATGATAGATAAGGTTAAACTTGCATCTAAATATAGCTCTATAGCACCATAATTTTTCTTGACGTTACGGCAAATCAAATCATAATCGCCGAATAACCCATAAACCCAAACAAAACAATGACAACCAATAGCGAGAGTAATGACCTCGCCACGATAGAGTCGCTACGCAATCGTGTAGCATCCCTCACCGCAGTAATTTATTCTGCGATTAACGAAGACACCTCCTCGTTAGCATCACGCTACATGGATGAGAAAATGAAGAACATGGATATTGAGGATAGGTTCCTAGCTGGCAAGACAGAGGCCACGGAGCAGATCATCAGCCTTATCTACGAGAAATACTATCTGCTTAATCGTACGTTCCACGGAAAGGACAGCGATCAGGCACTCACCTTCAAGAACTTGATTCATTCCATTAGGGATATTCAGCACGACGATTTGAACAATGTCTAAATGTTTGGTAATTGATCACGGCCTGTTTTCGGCCTTTGCGGAGCGTTTGGCTGAAGAGCATGAGGTGAGATACTTTGTGCCTTATGCTGATAGGTCATTCCCCATCCCTGGCCCTGCGTTTATTGGCGAGGGACTGAAAGGAGTTGAGCGAGTCAACAACTGGGAAGAGAACCTAGATGTGGACTTTGTTGTGATTCCCGATGTGGGATTCATGTATCTGGCAGAGCATATTCGATCACTTGGTATTCCAGTATGGGCGGCAGGGTTTGGCGAGAAGCTGGAAGTGCAGAGGTGGAGGGCAAAGGAAACCATGAGGGAGCTAGGTCTTCCCGTTGGTAAGTCTGCGCTTGTAACTGGTATGCCAGCCCTGCGTGAGTATCTTGAGAATAACGAGAACGTATTTGTAAAGATCAGTGGCTTCCGAGGAGTGGCTGAAACCTTCTCATCTCCTTCATGGGAGCATTCACAACAGCGTGTAAACGAGTTGTGGGACGCTCTAGGAGGGCTTTGTAATGTGTTTCCGTTCGTGGTGGAGCATATGGTAGAGTCCGTTGTTGAAGCTGGATATGACGGATATTGCATTGATGGCAAGTTCCCATCCACTTGCTTGACTGGCGTGGAGGTTAAGGATTGTGGGTATGTGGGAGCAGTAAGAGACTACGCCGATCTATCCGAGCCTGTGAAGGTGGTGAATGAAAAGCTCACGCCATTCCTAGAGGAAGCCAAGTATCGTCAGTGGTTCAGCACCGAGATCCGAGTCACAGAAGAAGGCACTCCTTACCTTATTGACCTTACCACCCGATGCCCTGCACCTCCTTCTGCCCTTGTATGGGAGATGGTGGATAATGTGGGAGAGATTGTGGAGGCAGGAGCGAACGGAATTTTGGTAGAACCAAAATGGAGGGCTAAGTATGGAGCCTTGGCAGTGATTAAGTCTGCATTTGCTGAAGAACGCTGGTGTCCAGTATCTTGCGATGAGGAAGTATCACGCTGGATTAAGTGGCGTAATGCCTGTGTGGTTGATGGAGTCACCTACATTGTTCCTACTACTGGTGTGAGGATGTGCGAGATTGGCGACTGCATTGGTATTGGCGACACGATGGAAGAGGCTATCAAGAACTGCCAAGAACACGCCGAGGGAGTCAAGGGATTTGACCTAAAGGTAAATACCGATGCTCTTCCAGCCGCATTAAAAGAGATTGAAAATGCCGAGGATAATGGCATCATCTTCACCGACGAAGAGCTACCTAAACAATCAGACCTACTAGACTAAAATGACGCTATCAGAATGGAGACAGAACGTGGACTTGGCTATTGAGCTAAAGAAGCTCATACAAAATCCAGTATTCCAACACGCAGTAAGCGTGATTGACGGACTATCAATGGCTAAAACCCTTGGCAATGGATCTGGCCTTATCCAGCAAGCAAGCAATGCCCACGTATTGTTTGGCTATGATTCGGGCAGGGCATCAGTATTTACCGACCTTACCATTCTATCTGAAGTACCAGAAGAACTCGTCAACATTGAACCAACTTACACAAACTAATCTATGAGCACAGACGCACCAACAACCACAACCATACCAGCAGACCCAACCCCAGTATCGCCAGCAGAACGCCCTGGTGATCTATCGCAACTTGAGAAGCAGTTTAAGAACCGCCCCAAGTTTGACAAGGTGGACTACAAGAGCCTAGCAGAACTCCCTGAGAGTGCCGCTAAAGAAGTATTGCCTACTGCTAATGGCTTGGACATCGTTCCAGAGCAGAGCGTCAATGATTTCCTAAAAGCAATCGACACCAAGGAAAACACTGGCCCTATTGAGGACGAGCCAAAGGAAGTAAAGGAATCCAAGAAGGTAACTAAGCAGACCCTTGATACCGAGTTTGATCTTTCCGATCTCGACCTTTCCAAAGACCCAGAGCCGGTCGCTCAGACTGAACAGCCCAAGACCAAGAAGAGCAAGGAAGATAACCTCGCAGAGCTTCGTAAGAAGGCAGAGGCAGCAGAGCTTGAGATCAAGACCCGTGATGAGAAGCTGGCTGAGTATCAGAAGAGGGCAGAGGCACTTGAGGCAGAGCTAGAGCGTACTGCTTTTGAGCGTAGTCCCAAGTTCCAAGAGAAGTTTGCCGCTCCTTACCAGGACGCAATCAGCAAGGCTACCGAGTGGGCAAAGGACTTTGCCGCTGACGAGAGCTTGGCAGAGAAGGCTCTGTCCCTAAAGGGCAAGGAGCGTATTGAGTTCATTGACGAGAACTTTGGTGGAGGAGCTGCCTCTGCTCAGTTCCTTTCCCTTATCAACGATGCCGATTCAAAGCGTGGAGCTTTGGAGCAAGCAGTGATCAATCATAAGGAGACTGCATCCGTATTGGTGCAGGATGAGGAGAAGAGTCGCCAGCAGACCACAGAGAAGATCAACAAGAACTTTGAGCGTGTGGCTAACCACCTGGCTAACAAGAGCGAGTTCTTCCGTAAGGGAGATGACGATGATCACAACCGACTTGTGGACGAGCGTATCAGTGCCGCAAAGAATATAATCTTTGGAAATGCTTCAGAGAATGACATGGCAGTGGCTCCGTTTCTAGCCGTTATTGCCAAGGATGCCGTGGCAGAGAACGCACAGCTCAAGGCTGAACTTGCCAAATATAAGGCAAGGGCGGCTAAAGATGCATCAGTGGCTCCATCGGTACGCCGAGGATCTTCCGACGAGGGAGAGGTAAGGGGTAAGCCACGTTCTGCTACTGACGCTATCCGCTCGTACTTCCGATAAGTGAAGCTACAAACCTACGGGCTGGATTTATCCAAGTTCCCGAAGGCTACTCAGCTTGAGGTTGAGTTGCTGATGGTCAAAGATCCTGACCCAAGCCGCTTCAGTGGCTTGAGTCGGGGTCAGCATATCAAGCACGTGATTGCTATGCTATGGCCTGATGTGATGAAAAGCTGGAACGAATGGAATGAGTTGTCGCTCTGGGCTTGGACTACCTACGACGAGATAGGTGTGACTGGTTGTGCCGCTGCTGGAAAGACCTTCACATTCACATTGCTATCCCTAGTTGAGTTCTTGTCATGCCCCATGAATACCCGTGTGGCTCTGACTTCGACCACAGTACCCTCGTTGAGAGGACGTATCTGGGCAGAGATGATGAAGTTTGTGAGGCCGGTATA